CTATTTTACGAATACGATGGGCAAATCAAGCACTTTGTCGGTTTCTTTACCGGTTCCCTTTGTTGTAACCAGCCGTCTATTGGTGCCGGGCTGTAGTTTCGGGCCGGGTATAAGCGGACTGTAATACAACACTTTTCTAATTCTTTGCTTTTGCTCCGGCGAAAAACTGAAGCTATAGCTGATGGAATAATCCATCAGATTTTCCGAATAGAAATCACTACCATTACAATTGCTCCTTCTTAAAAGATATCTTATATCAATATCATCTTTAGAATAAGCCAGATAATTCTTCAATTCTCTTTGATAAGCAATACGGTTGTAGCTTGGAGTATCCTTACAAAAATCGGTATCTCCGCACGAGTCAACCATTTCATAGCTTTGGTCTTGGGTTCGTTGTGTGAATGTATGATGGAGTCCTAAGTAATGTCCTAGCTCATGAGCCAGCGTAACAATCACGTCAGACGAATTGTAATTATAAGAATTTTTTCCCTTATCGGCATCGTATCTTGTAGACTCTTCGTCGATATACAGACTATTGATGGAGGAGCAATAGGCGTATCCCAGATTTTCCTTAGACAGTGTAGTCTGATTAACAACGCTCAAACCGGCCAAAGCCGAATCATTCTTTATGACATAAGGCATATGACTGATGCCCAAAGTAATGCCATCGGTATCTTCATCTGTAGCAAAATTGTACACCATTATATTAATATATTCGTTCGGATCCCAAATATATTTCGTGTATGCTCTTCCCTTGCTTCCCATGATTTTGTACGGATCGATTGGATAATCTTCATCCCATTCGATGTATTCAACACCCGGTGACGCAAGTTTATTTCCTTTCTCATCGTTTGTGGCAAGCTGAAACTCAACATTTATATTCTCGCTCTTTCCGTAAATATTTCCTTTATAAAGTTCGTTCACACGAGAAAGAATGGTTGCCAGTCTGCTTTGCGAGACGTATTGTTTAGAGTTTGTTCTATTGTTATAAATTACATGGAATAATACAGGAAGCTTGTACACATAGCTGTCGTTGATCTCTTGGGTAGTGTTATCCTCATCCTGATCGTATTCAGTATTGTGTACTTGTTTTTCGTCCTCGAGATTGTCATCGCTTTTACAAGAAGCAACCAACAACGTTGTTGCTAATAACAAATACAGATATATCTTCATTTTTCTACATTATAATTAATGATGCAAAGTTACGAAATAATATAGATTATACGATATTTTGGAATAAAAGAATATAATAAAACAAATATTTATCTTTTTTCTGACATATACCAGCACCTTTATAAATAATTGGTTATCATTCTAATATAATTATCCAGAGTATGGAAGCATGACAATAATCTTCTGTCAGGACACCTTTTTCCGACCACAGAAAGCGATATTTATCTTTCATACAATGAGTGTGTATGCCTTATACAACATAAATGTACGGCCGACAGAAAGCATGTTTATACAGTTTGTTTCCATCATCCGACCGGCTTACATCCTTAAAAATATGATTTAATAGGTAAAAAGTATCGGTTAAATTTGGTAGATTGCAGCAGAGTATGTACCTTTGCAATCGCTGAAAGGCAATATTCGGGATTTGGCGCAGTTGGTAGCGCACACGTCTGGGGGGCGCGAGGTCGCTGGTTCGAGTCCAGTAATCCCGACCATTTCAAAGCCAACAAGCTGATTTACAATTACTTTCGCGTGGTCGCGGGTAAAATGGTCGGCGAAAAATCGGTGAAGTTTTTCACCACAAACTTAATTATTAACAATAGGGCATTTCTCTCAAAAATTTGGAGACATGTCCAAAAAAAATTTTACCTCTCAAAAACGAAGAACGGCAATTCAAGAGATTGTCAGTTGGAAAACGCCTAAGTTTCATCAGGCGTCAGAATGTTATGTATCTTTTTCCGCATTCGATCCGGAAGCAGGAAAGCTGCGTCTTAAAAAAATCATGCTCGGGCATATCAAAGGTAAGCGAAATCAAAAATCCTACGGAGAAGATCTCGTAAAAAGACTTACTGAAAAATTGATGCAGGGGTGGAACCCTTGGATAGAAATCACACAGCCGCTCGAATACTCCTCTTTCGACGAAGTTTGCCAGAAGTATGAAGAATATCTGTTTAAACTGCTGCGGGAAAACAACATGAGGGACGAAACGATTACCTCTTACGTCAGCCGCTTGCACATGCTAAAGAAATGGAAAAAAGAAGAAAACATCAACTTGTTTTACAGTTACCAGTTTAACAGTAAGGTTGTCGGACAATTTCTCGATTACGTATTCATCGATCGAAATAATGCGATAAGAACGAGGAATAATTACTTGGCATGGTTGAAGACTTTCAGTAAATACCTTTTGGAACGCGGGTACGTTCCGCACGATCCGACGGAGGGATACTCTTGCGTACACCGCAAAGGCGAGCTTAAAAACAGAGGCGTCATCCCCGATGATGCGCTGAAAGAGCTTAAAGAGTGGCTTGAAGTAAACAATAAGCATTATCTGCTGGCATGCTATATCTTACATTATTTATTTGTACGGCCGAGGGAGATGAGTTTCCTGAAGGTAGGAGACTTTTCCATCAGAAAAAAGACACTGGTTCTTCATGGCACCAATACCAAAAATCATAATGACGCAGTACTGACAGTGCCCGACCATGTACTCAAACTCATGATCGACCTTCGTATATTCGACAGCCCAAGCGATTATTATCTTTTCAGCGATAATTTTGCGCCGGGGGCGGAAAGAAAAAGTGAGAAGAAGTTCAGGGACTACTGGACACGTTGCGTCAGAAAGAATCTAAAGATGACGGAACGTTATAAATTCTACTCATTAAAAGATACCGGTATTACCAATATGCTCCGCGCGAATACCGATATTCTTTCAGTGAGAGACCAAGCGCGACACTCATCTATTCTGATAACGGACATATATACCCCCAAAGATATCAAAGAGGCAAATAAATTGATACTGAACTACCAAGGAATTCTTTAATTCTTATATTCTTTTTTCGTATTTTGGCGTCCTACAGTCCTACAATCCTACAAAATTGGTAACGAAAAAAAGGATACCGCGCCTCACGGCGCAACATCCAACTATAAAAAATTTGAGAAATGTTCAAAATAACTTCTTCTCTCCCCGACAGGAGAGCAGAAAAGTCTTACGCAGAGCGTCCACGTAGATGCTTATATCGGGATGAGAGAGGTTTCATCCCTTCCCTCCCCTATAGGGAGAGACATTGTTTATTATTTTTCATCATACACTTTAATAATTTCACACAACTCACTCTCGAAATTAAAGATGTCATTGAGATCGTCGATCTCATGTTTAGTTTCTTTTTTATCCCGATCGAAAGTTGAAATATACTTTTTTGTTTTTCCGTTAAAATACAGCCGACATATTGGTTTACGATTGTTATCGTCAAGTAGGATAGCGAAATAAGAAAGAGCGTCTCGATAAACAATACGGGAAACATCGACTGACTTGCGAACCACGGCTTTTACTATATTAAAGCCGTCGAGTTCCTCCTGTGTAGTAACAATACCATCTTCATCGACGGGCGGTATTTCACCTATCTCACCATCAGCTCCCACGGAAGCGACTTCTGATGCTTCACGCTGTTCTTCGGAACTCAGTGCCGTTTTCAGTCGCTTAGAGATGAGTTCATTTATATAGCTGCTAATGGATCGCTTGACGAGCTCGGAGAACTGTTCCTGCACCTTGGACGTGATGATACCATTATAGACTTTCTTCGTGAAATACTTCACTATCTCAGGTGTCGGATTGACTATTTCCTCCGCAAAAATTTTCTTCAATTCATTAGAGTATTTAAGTTCACTGGCAGAGTTAAGAATATTATCTATGTCGAAATAGGATTTGTGGAACTTCTTCAATTCTTCGAGTTGATAATCCTTAACATCCGTAATGTCGAGCTCGAGAAACGGTTTATCGTCCATAATGTTCTGATCTTCGAGGTCGGTATAGAAGAGGTATCTTATACCATTTGTCAAAAGTCCAAACTTAGCCTTCGATGCTACAAAATACTTTTTGAGCTGCGTGTCGTGTAGGGATAAATCTTGCTGCCAATGCTTACATTCTATGAGAATGATAGGTGCACCATCTCTCATGATGGCATAGTCGATCTTTTCTCCTTTCTTTTTGACGAGATCGCAATCCATTTCGGGAATTACTTCCAGCGGATTAAACACATCGTACCCCAATGCATTAATGAAAGGCATGATAAACGCATTCTTGGTAGCTTCCTCTGTAAGAATACCGTCTTTTAGTTGGGCCACCTTTTCGGCAAGTTGTTTGATTGAATCTTTAAAGTCCATACTATATAAAGTTTAAGGTTTTCGCAAAGATATAAAAAATATATGAAATAACGTAAAAATATTTACACTGCATAATATAAAAAATTTCCGACGCTTCATATTTCGAAGAGTAAAATAGTTAAAGGTATTTAAATTACTACTTTTTATTATTTAAACACTTGATAGATAGTATTACTTTTACTACCTTTGTAACGTCAAACAATAATAATATACAACAGATGAAAAGATACAAAGTAAAGGAAGTTATTAAAATGCTGGAAGCCGACGGTTGGAGACTTCTGGCGATAAACGGAGACCACCGACAATTCAAGCATCCTACGAAGCCCGGAAAGGTGACCGTAAGAGGACACAAGAACGAGGATTTGAGCCAGTTTTTATTAAATAGCATTTGGAAGCAGGCAGGGTGGAAATGATCATCCTCCCTTTTCCACAAAATATAAACATCTAAATATTATAGTTATGGAGCAAATAAGAGTAGATATTGAATGGTATGACCACAATTTCGGAGCTTGCCTCGGCGACAACGTGCCCGGTGCAGTGGCACTTACCGCCAAGACATACGACGAACTGATGAAAGAAATACCCGAAACGTTGCGTTTTCATGTCGAAGGAATGATCGCCGACGGCGACGACGTACCGGCATGGCTGCGGGATGGCGAATACGAGTTTGATTATCATCTCGATACGGCAGCCCTTATCCGCTCGTGCGAACAGTATGCAAGCCTCGCCGCTATTTCGCGTGCATCGGGCGTGAACGAGCGGCAGCTGAGCCATTATGCCAACGGCATCAAGAAGCCACGACCACAGCAACGTAAGCGTATTGTGGAGGGGCTGCATGAAATTGGCAGGAAACTTATAGCCGTTGTATAGTTATTGTTTGACAACAGAATTTCAATGGTAGACCGGGGCAATGATGCTCCGGCCTTTTTTGTATTTTAACGTCATTCGAAAACTGCCTGAACGATATTTATGTGGCATCGTCTTTATAGCAAAATTAATATTAATACCTTTTCTTTCAAGATATTTTGCTTATATCCTTGTATTTATCAATACGTTTTTATATATTTGCAATCAATTAAAAATCAAATTCTTATTGCTTATGAAAAAGATATTTTTACTTTTGTTCGTTGCGGCGGTGGCATTCATCGCCTGTTCGAAAGATGACAATTCTTCTACTTATGATGCTCTGCGTCCTGTACCCATCCGCGCCGCTGCCGGCTCGCGTGCTTATGTTCATGGCAACCTGCTCTCCGGCAAGGACGTGGTAAAACAGACTTGGGGCATGAAAGGCATCTATCCTGACGGTTCACCGACGCAGGGAGGAGGAAAGTTATTCTCCGCCGAGATGCGTGACACCGTTAACCCTGCGCTTAAGTTGCTCATGAAAGATGTTATCTTCACCGTCTACAAGGAGGAGAAGCCGCGCTTGGAGACTTTCTTCCTGACGCTCCGCGATGTGGTATTCGAGCGTGGTCTTCATATAGAGAATGGCGATACCACTTTCTGCGGATATGCCAAAGATTACAGCGGCGTTACACATTACGCTAATGTAATGGACACTATTGCCTATGTGCCCAATGCGCAGCTCGAAGCTGCCGAGAAGCTCGTGCGAGCAGCCTATGAAAGAGGAGAGTACGACCAGTGCTATCAAATACTCGAAAAGGCCTACACCTTTATCCCCATCACCGGCGCCCAGTGGCGCAAACTCAAAGCCGAAAACAAGAACTAAATACAGGCCCGCCCATTCGGCGGGCTTTTTTATTTGTTTCGCCCGATAATCATAAAGTCTAAACCAACATTGGTTACATCGCCACCACTATCGTTGACCACGCGGAAATCGCAATAGGTTGCCGTCTTCTTCCGAACCACCGGCATACATCCGTACGGCGATGTATCATCATTGGGGTTGACAATGGCCACGTAATTGGCACCGCAAGGAAGTGCGTTTTTGAATGTCAGCCGAATGACCTGCAAACCTCCGGACGAAGTATATATCAAACCCGCTCCTGCCGCAAACTCTCCCCACGCATTGCTTAGCTGCCCATACCTGCTCACCGTTCCTGCGAGCAATATCCCCGGAATGTTCATTGTGCCGAAGGCACAGAGCTTCCCATTCCTGATGTATGCCGCCTGCGCGGCGCTCTGCACGGAGGCGATGCCATTGTGCGCGAGGTGCAGCGCCTGCATGCCGCTTTTGTAAGATACATGCATGTTGACGTTGGAAAGCACGATATTCCGGTAACCGACGAACCGCCCACCATCCGGCTCCATCACAAGCCGCCATCTCCCTGCCGGCAGGATAACGGTAACCGACACCTCCGCCTGCTCGGTGATATAGCTTCCCGAGGCAAAATCGGAGTTCTGCGCCTGCCCATTGAACACAACTACGCTGCCGCCTCCGTAATACCGCAGGTAATACTCTGCCGAATACGTGACGTCCGTCATGATTTTAAGTGCACAGGCTACATTTTGCGCAATGCCGTAACCGAGGTCGCTGTTTATAATACTTGTCATCCGCAGCGCGCCTGTCAGCGTTACGGCACAGTGATCGTGATACGTCTCGAAAAAGCCACCGATTTTTCTGCCGTCCCAATTTTCTGCCTCCTGCATGGTTATATTCGGCAGCGCCCAGTCTCTGTCGCTGTCGGCCGTTTTGAGCAGCGAGGCATCTTCCGGCAGCTCGTCGGGCGTGATGTTGATACGCGGCTTACTGTCTTTGTCTATGATACTCACGCGGCCGTCGGAAGCGATGCCGAGGTGCCCGAACTTGGCCGAGCCGTCGAAGCCGATGTGCGACATACTCGTCTCGTCTGTTTTACCAAAGTTCTTTACGCCGGCTGCCAAGGCGTACATCTTCTGCTGCAGCCCATTGAGGTACGAAGTCACGTTGCCATCGCCGTCTTTGGCGGCGATAAGTCCCGCCATCACGAGCCCTCCGTCGATCACCGTCTCCATGCTTTTGAGTATCTCCATCAGATACTGTGCCGCCGAGAGATTGGGATTTACTTTCCCATCTTCGTTAAACAGGGGTACCTCCGACGCATTGCCATTTTTAAACACCGTCTTGCCGTTGAGCTCTATGCGCTCCTTATTGACGTTTACACCGGCACCTTGCATAGCCTTTATATCGTCGTTCGGGGATAGCGTCCACCCCGTATACTTGTCTCCCTCCTCGAGCATCGGGCGAGCGATGTACGCCTTGCCAGATTTGTTAACAAAAATAATTACTTTTATATAGTTTACATCTTCCGCAGTAACAAATGTTGATGTCGTACGCGCCCACTCTTCCGATTTATGAATATTTCCTCCTGCAAGCCTATATTTTACAGATTGCGATCCATCTTTTTTGAACGCTTGGACTTCATAATAGAACACATCTGGCTCGTGTCCAGCGACCGTTTTTGACAAAAAAGAAAATGTATATGATATTCCGTGAGAAATCACGAGGCTTTTTAGAATGATACCGCTGTAAACGGCATTCGCTTCGTTGATGTCTATAACTACAGAATTGGTACCCTTGTATCTTTCGGTCTCGCTGACATGGCAAGGGTAATCCACGTTGTTCTGCGCAAAGTCTTTATCAAATCTAAACGCCGTGCCTGTAAGCAGGTTGCGGGGCGCCGATGCCTCCTTTACCGAAAGGTCTATCTCTCCCTGCCTGACAGCCAACCGAGCGATGCTCTCCTTGTGAGATGTTACCTTCTTGTCGAGCGTGTCCACTTCGGCAACAATTTCCTTGTTGGATTTTTCCAACTTAGCAACCGCCCGATGGATGTTCACCTCTACATTCAGCCGGCCTTTGAGAAACTCTCCGTTTACTATGGCGACGATATCGACATATCCGCTGCCGAAGGAGTAATTTGTTTCCGGATCGACGGACATGCCCGTTATCTTTACGGTGTTATTCGTTACGAGCGCCGCACAGTGAACCTGTAGTGTTTTTAAGACCGCCGGTGTCAACACCGTAGCACCCTGTACCACCTGTACGAGACACGCGGCATTCGTAAAATCTTTTACGATGCCGTCTGTGTCCGTATCGAGTACGAGCCTGTCGGGGACGAGCTGCAAGGTCATGCCCGCCTCGCCGTCTTTCGGCGCCCGCCGGATAACAACCCTGCTTTTAGCCTGCACTTTCATTTTTTATTAGTCATTAATCGTTTTACTCTAATCCCTAATCTCTAATCCCTGATCCCTAATCGAACTCCGCCTGTGCCTCGAATGCCGTCAGCTGCCCTGCAAGCAGGTGTGCAGGTTTTATGGTTACAGTACGGTTTGCCTTTGCCGACTTGCCGGCAGCAAAGCTCTGCGATATTTCACCGGCCGCTGCCGCCGTGCCGACCGTCCATCCGGGGAAGTCGCCTGCCGGAGGGGCAAACGTCGCATCTTTCGCACCGGCTTCGGTGCAGCGCCAGAACCGGATGGTCTTGCCCACGTAGAAAGCGTCGGCGACCTCCTTGCCGCCCTGCCACAGAGAGAAAATCATCGGCAGGCCGGCGCTGCCGTTGCTCATGGCATCGCCCTGCGGCAAATCCATGTTGAGTTCGAAGGGATCGGTGGCATCGAGCACGCTTACCACCGCCTGCGCCGTCTTGCCGAACGTGGAGCTCGACGCGTCGGTATCTTTTACCGTCAGGCGTATCGTGGCCACGTTCAGTACGGCCTTCGAGCTCACCGTGAGCGTCTGGGTATTCACCCCGCCGAACAGGTTGCCCGCGGGCAGCCCGCTGCCGGCCGGCGCCGTGGCTGCGACGATGGGATAAAAGTTGCCGTTCGCACCGGTAATCTCCCACCGGTATTCGACGTTCGTCGTATCGTCGGTCGCCCCGCGCAGCATGCGTCCCTTGAAAGCAAGGTTCTTCACCTCGTTATTGGTTGTCTGAAAAATGAGCGACGGCGCGTCGATGGCTGCCATGATTACCGTGCCGGCATTCTCTACCTGCTGCAGGGTGATGCTCGCGCTGACGGTGGTTTCCAGTCCGCTGTCGGCGGCACGGTAGACGTACTCGCAGCGGATGAGCGTCGTAGGTACAGAGGGGTTGGCCGACAGCTTCAGGCGGTACTGCCCGCTCGTTTCGACGGTGTAGCCGTTCTGTCCCGATGTGATTTTCGCCCCGTTGGCATACCAGCTGCACGTGCCTTTCACTTGGTTCGTTCCGCCACCGCCGCTCACGGTGAGTACCGGTGCGATAAACAGCGGCGTGGACGGCTGCGAAAAATCGGGATTGAAAGCCTTGGGGTCCTTGGAGACCACCTGCGTTGTCGACCGGTCAGGATTCAGCACGAAATTCAACGTGCGCCCGTCGACGATGCGCTTGAATACCACTCTGTTTTTAGCTCTTACTTCTGCCATAATGATTTTTTTGATTTGAATGTTATTTTATTGCTGTTTTATTATTGTTCGAATGCCGTCAGAACGTCACCGCTTCGGATGCCGACAGGGTACCGTCCTTGTTATAAAGCGTGAGCACAACGGCAGTGACCTCCGTCAGGTCATCCGTCGTAATGGTGACGCTGTCGCCGATGCCGCGGTGGCGGGCGTTCCACTCTTCGTCGCCCGCAGCGTCTTCACTCTCCCGTGTCCATACTAACTGCGAGGTGTGCAGTGTGGGCGTGAGATCCTTGCCGCCTTGGATGACGGTCGCCTTGAGTTCGGCAACAAAGCCCTGCCCCTCGCGGTAGAACATGTCGCCCCTGATGATGTCGAGGTGCAGTTCGATGGCAGCATCGCCCTTATCGCCTTTCTCCCCGCGCGACACCTGCTTTTGCCATACCGCAGAACCGTCTTTCGGCTCTTCGGTAACGACAACGCCTTCGGGGGCGATGCACAGCCAAAGGGAACCGAGATGCGACACGCGGTTGTAATATTCGCATTTCATTCCCCTGTACCATTCTCCAAGGTCAACAGGAAGAGGCACGGTGCCACCGGATGTGATGAGTCTGAAAAATCTTGATTCGAAAAGAAAGCCGTCCTTGCTCATGTCGCCGACAATCTTACCATCCAAAGTGTAAGAATTGACATCCTTGTAGATGACGATGCCGGCGCCATGTTCGCCGGTAGAATTGATATCGATAAATCCCTGCCGCGACGGCTTGGTGCGGTTACCCGACTGCACGATGCTGTCGCCGGCTTTCGGATAATCGTCACGAACAGGATCGTCCGCCTTACGGACCATGTCCGTGCAGTCACCTTTGCTCAAGTCTATCCATGCGAATTTCTTGCCGGGAAACAGGTCGGCACCTTCGTCGCTCATAATCGCTGCATTGTCAGCAGATACAGCTATCACCTTGCGCCAATATTGCCGGTTGGCAACATCCTGATAGACGCCCGGCTCAATATTGAATTCTTCCGCCTTCGCCTGATCGTCCACCTCCCAAAAATTACGCGTGGCCATGGTACCGTCATCGGCAAGGATGTAGCAACGGAAAGCAACCGTCTGCGAAACGTCCTGTGTGGTCTTCCCGTTTTTATCCATCCACCGCACGTATGCGATTTTCGATCCGGCGCCCGAAATACGGTAGTTGCCTGCGACATACGACATCGTGCGAAGCTCCAGATTATGAAAAGTCGCCTTGCCCCACACCAACAAATCTTTTAAAGAAAGGCGGTAGCCGCCGCGTCCATCCGCATCGAAACCGAATCCTTTCTGAGCGGAAGCGTTGTAATTCGATGACTTTAAAAAATCCGAAACGACAGCGCCGGCAAGATCGGCGATGCCCTGCCCGTCGATGGAATACCGTCCATTGTCACCGAAGCCGACGCCTTCAAGAAAGGTAATCAACTTCAATGCGGCATCCGGAATATCTTTACGCAGGATTTTCTTCCAGTCATCGCTCAGTGCGGCGAGCGTATCGGCCGTCCCCGCCGTGTCAGCGAAACCTGCAGATATCTTTTTCGCATTTTTGAGCAGGTAGTCGCCCATGAAGCTCAGGGCGTCGAGCACGCTCATGTTCGGATGAGTATGCCCTATCGCCCCGCCTCCCTTATAAGCCGAGGCGATTATTTTTACGATGAACGAAGCCAAGGCGCCGGCGGTAGTCGTATTCCATGCCTCCGAATAAGGATCCTGAACAGGAAAGAGCGCCCCTTCGCTCAGCGGGAGTGCGGGAAACTCAGCCAAGCGAGGGGCGACCGTAAAAGAGCCGACATCCGGCACTTTAATGGAGAGAGCCTCTAACGGTTTGTCGATACGCGGTATATTCAGATACGGTTTCGCATCGGCATACTTATATGTAAAATTGTAATTGGTGGGAAGCTCCAGCGCCTGATAATCGACGTCGCTTTCCGTCACGACGATGCGCCGCAGATGGGATGCCGTGTATATGTATTTGGCAAGCGACGGGAAAAAATCCAGCAGCCATATACGTTCTTTTTTGTCGAGAAACCCCGTATTCTTTTTGAACTTTCGCGTAGTGTCGACACGGTATTCTTCAGCGACCTCTTCTATCTCCGCCACGTTATGCGTATGCTCGGCGGTATTCTCGCTCTCCCCATAGGCACGAAATGTGTCGATGCCGCCAAGGGAATTTTCGAAGAGTATCCACGCTTCCGCTTCCGAGCGCATGTCGGAAGCATAATACCTCTGGATATACGTCAGCCTCTCTCCGGCGGCGTTTTCCACCCATATATCGTAATATTGGGGCAACGCGCCGACCTTGCCCGAAATAACCGCATACTGCACGGGGATGGTCCAGCATTCTCCCCCGCCGAACTGCGCCAGCACGATTTCTTTATCTTCCGTATCGAGATGAGCCTTGCATTTTACCGTTACGGCGGCGATGGCGTAGTAAGTGAGATATTCCGGAGTATAATACGTAACCGCTTTCACGTTGGGCTGCCAAGTGAGAAAATTTTGCTTTAAAAAGCTGTCGGCCGTCTCGGCAAGTTCATCGACACCGCTCCTGATGACGGTAAATTCCTTGCGGTACGGCTGTTCTTGCGGGGCGTACAGGCCGGCAGCCTGAATGACTACCTCGAATGTCCTGACGATGTCGGGCTGGCGATACGGCTCCAAGACGTTCCGCAAATCGAAAGACAGCAGCGGCAGTATGATATCTCTCACATCGACTTCGATACGTCCGATGTTGCTCGGCGTATAAGTATGCTCGACGATCGTGCCGCCCGTCGACATATCTTTCAGCGCAAAATATACCTCCCGCTCGGAAGATATGACAAAATGTTTTATATTTCCGCACAGACTAAGAGCGTCGGGACTTTTCAATATATCCATATCATCAATTCATGATTCTTAATAATTGGCTTTCAATACAAAAGTAAGCATTCGGAAGGCATCGAAAAAGGACACTACTTGGCTTCGCACTCCAGCCATACCTCCGTCTTGGTGTACTTCCACTTCGAATGTCGGAAGAAAGTTCTGTGCTTGAGCTGCTGCGATGTGTAGGACACCTGCTTTCCGTATTGTTTTCCCACCCAGCTTGCAGAGGGTATAGGAGGATAGACGGTGCGGAAGGTTCTATCCTTATCGATGCCCGCACTGTCATAATCGCCACTGCCGACTTCCGTCTGCCTGATCTTTCCCACCCATTGGTAACCCGCAGACATCGCCGGAAAGATATCGCTTATATACGGAGAGCTTACTACGGGCTCAGAGAGCGTGACAGTGCGCAGATCGCTCTCCATAGGTTCGTTCTTACCGCCGAGGGTGAACTTCAGTTTATTAAAAAAGAAAGGTACGCCTCTTACGATTACTTTGGCATGAGCCGGCAGGTTCTGTTTCTCCGACTGCGAAAGCAGCAACTTCATCTTCATTTCCTGCAAAGCGTTACGAAGCAGCGTGTCGTAGTCTCGGTAGAATTTCTCAAAAATGCCGTAGGTGCCGTTGTAATAAAGGGCGTAATCAAAAATACGCGGGTGGTGGGCAAGCTGCAGGTCGCAAGGCGATATGGTGCCGGCCGGCTTGCCGCTTGCCGACATATACGCAAACGCCAGCATGGGAAGGAGCTTGCCGGTTTTATCGGAAGCCTCCTGATTGTCCACCTCCGCGACTACCATCTTGGAGTTGAGTGTGCTGTAACTGCCGATATAAAGCAACGTGCCCATCGTGTAGATGTAATCGGTATCATCGACCTGACCCGAATACTGTAGCGTGCGGAACTCGGGGATACAGTCGGGCACTTCTATTTCCTGCGTATCCATATCTTCGCCCGTATTGTAAGACTGCGACGCCTCGCCGATTTTAGTAACGACACGGTAGTCGCCGGAAAAGCCGTCTTTGTAAAAAGCGCCGGTTGCCATGTCGAGGTATGCGTCGGGCGCCGACTTCGACATATCGCCCAGATCGTCATAGTTGTCAGTGGATTCGGGTGACACGGCATCTTTGGAAGACAATACTATGCGTTTAAAATCCTTGGAAGACTTGTATGAAATAGTAGGTTCTTCCACCAAAGAGCGGGTGAGATCGGCGACAGGGCGGCTGCCAAGCGCCTCGCGCAGGAATATGACATCGGCAGTGCGCGAGCCTTCATCGGAAGTGAACTCGCAACAGAATTTCTTACGGAAAACGGAAAGAAAGTCCGTGCAGGTTATATCCGGTACCAGATCTGCAACTTTAATCTTGCCGTTTGCAAGCACGTCGATGACGTTGTTAAGGATAACCATGTCCCTGAAAGGATCGGTCTTCGTGAAAAAATTATCTTTCAGCGTATATCCGAAATATCGGAAGATACGCTCCAATACATAGTTGGCCCTGACGAACGGGGTTATATAATACCCTGCCGGCAGCGTGACGGGTATCTGGTTGACATATTCCGTGCGCCCGACGGCGTTGTAAAAGTCGCACCCTTCCCCCGTCTCGTTGGGAAAGAATGCCTGTGCGAGGATGAAATAGCCGGTACCCCCGCCCGGTATTTGCACCTCCCGTTTTTTCAATATATCTTCTTTGCCATAGGCATTGATAACCTTGTAGTTCATCCCTCCGTCGATGCCCGAATCATCGTCGACCAGCACGGGGAATATCGCATACCGCGGATGGCTGCCGTCACGCAGCTTACGGCAGAACTCTATGCCCTGTTCCACCGTGTCTACGTCCGGAACGAATTCGTTCTTGAAGATATCCTTCAGCTTGACATTCCGGATACGGGAATAGAAAGAGCCGTCATTGATATAAAAAGATGTAGAGATGCTTCCTTTGCGCGTAGCGGAGATAACGACCTGCCGGCACTGGGCGTGGTACTCGCCATCCTGAATACTCGTTTCCGCCACAATCATTTTTTCACGCCGGCCGAACATGTCGGGGTAGTCGAGCAGGCGGCGGTTATGCTCCGAGGCGGGCATATCCATAGGGACCGTCATTTCTCCCCAATCGTTAAAAAACGGATTGACACGCTCCACTTCCAGCTTGGCATCGGCGGAGAGCTGGTAATCCTCTCCTTTTTTAAGATTCGTTATTTTCATCTTACTTTCGTCCTATATTACGGTATCGTTCACGGATTTTCTGTTTGGCATCCAGCTCGTCGATACCTACGTAGGCAGGGATACCATCATTGGAAAGCCGGTCGATGGCGTCGGCAAGGCGGGCAAGGAGCTTATCGTTTCGAGATTCATTCCCTTGCCCCTGCCCTGCAATGGGAGAGGACGCGCCGACGAAACCGCCGGAAACGCGTCCCTGCGCTTGCTGGATGAGCCATTTGTTCATGTCGAGCGTGCGGATGGTGCCGGCACGCTGGGCACGGTCGATAATATCGATGAGCGGGGCAACGGTGGGGTTCTCGACGGCGGCATTGGAGGCAACCCATTCACGGCTTCGGCCGTACGCCCCTTCGCCGACGATGACGGTAGGCTTATCCACAAAACCACGCTTCATAGGCTCGTAAGCTGCATGGAAGCGCTTGCCATCCTGCTCGCGCTCGACATCGATGCTGCCGCCACTCTCCAATCCCGTGGCGACACGAGCGGCGGTTTGAGAGCCCCCTGCACCATTCAGCGTCATTTTTTTGACTTTCTGCCGTTCGGCATTGGCAGCCTTGAGTTGTGCGGCGCCCGTGACGCCCATCAGAGCAGCCGCCACCGAACCGGCGATAGGACCGAGCTCTCCGTAAGCCTTCATGATCGACACGGCAGTATCGGAGATAATCTGCGACGCCTTGATAGCAAAGTTGACATCCGCATACTTCTTTTGTATCTTCAATTTTTCATTCGCCTTTTTCTTTTCCAGCTCGGTAGTATCCTTGCCGGCATTCTTGGCAGCCTCTATTTCCGCATCGTATTTGGCATCGACATTGGCTGCCTCGGCATCTTGGAGAGACTGGATGGCCCCGCCGAAGAGATTGCTGTAATAATCGAATATCTCTTTGTACTTGGCGATCTTCATCTGCTTGACAGCTTCTTCATATTCTTCTTCGGATATCTCCTTGTTATCGAGATGCTGCTTGAGCTGGGCAAGCTCCGCATTATAGAGTTCCTTTTGTGACGCAAGTCCGTACTGCTGGCGAATTTGGAGGCGGTGTTCCTCGGCATCCTTTTCGAGATTCACAACAGATTGTTTATACTGCTGCTCGGAGAGAGAACCGTTATCGTAATCGTTCTTCCTTCTTTGTTTCTCTTTGGCAATATATTCATCAAAAGTCGTTAGACCATATTGCTGACGGACTTGATACTTATGTTCTTCGGTCTTCGTCGTCCATTCCGATACGATTTGCGCCTTCGCCTTTTCGTAGGCTTCCGTTATCTGCTTCTGCCGCTCGCCGTCATCCTTGGCCAATTGCAGAGAAGCCTTGTAATATCCGTCGAGGATGAGCAGCTTGGCATCGAGTTCCTGCTGCAGCGTCTGCGGTTGGGAAGATTTTGACATCTCCCTGATTTTATCCAGATTTCCATAATACTGTTTCTCCGCTTCTATGTATGCGCTCGCTGCAGCCTGCTTCTGATCGAGGACAGCCTTGTCCTGACTTTCCTGCAGGGATTTCTTTTTGGAAGCGTCCTTTATCTGTATGTTTTGCGAGCGCTCCTGATAGGATGTTTCAATGGCAAGAAGATTGTTCTGATGCTCAATGGCAAGTGCCGAAACAAAAGCGTTATACTGCTGTTGCGTGAGTTTCTTTTCGGCAAGCGCCTTCTGCAAGGCATTCAAGTCTTCTTGATAAGCACGTTTGGCATCACTCAAATCCTGTTCGCGGTCATGAGAGAATTGTTTTGCAGCGGTATCATCGGGGGTGGATGTTTTATTCTTCTTGTTCTTGCCTCCCCCTGATTTATACTCCAGTCGAGCCTTCCTGTCTTCCAGTTGGGCAATCTGCCTATCGATAGCCTTCAAGCCCTTGGTATCGCCAATCTTGATGGTAAGTCTTTTGGATTTCAGGGCTTCTATCTTTTTTTAATGGCATCGAGAGCAGCTCCGATCGTGCCAATATTGGTACTGGAGTTGCCACTACCTTCATCATCTGCTGTAAATAGCTTTTTGCCAAACTCCTTCCCAATAATATCAAGGGAGGTGTCTATGACTTTTATTTTATCCGCTGTATCTTGCAATTGACGTGACATCGCTGATACGTTGCCTGAATAGCTAATTGCAGCATTGACATAACCAGGAGCAACGGCACCACCAGAAGTCTGTGGACGACCGGCATTATTTTTCGCAAAGTTGGACTGTTCCTTCTTAAGGTCATCCAGTTCTTTTTGCTGTTGGCGCTGTTTGATAATCAATTCTGCCTTTTGCTTGCCTAAGTCTTTGATGGCAGACTGCGCTCCCTCCAACAAAGCCTTTTCTTTGAGGGCATTGAGATAACGTGTCAAGGCGCGTGTGTTTTCGTCGTAGACTTTTCCTTCACGAGTAAGTTTGGCCGTGTAATCGGGGACTATCTTCTGTAAGGCAGCAATAGCGTCCTGACGCTCGGCAAGGGAAAGTGAATTGTCATGGATGCGCTTGGTGAGCATCTCTATCTTAATGCGCTCTTCCTCCACCTTTCGACTGGCTTCTGACTGAATGTCCTTGAGTTTCTTCTGTGCCACAGTGGCCGCATCAGTACGCTTATTGAACATGAGCAGCGCACCGACAACGAGCGTGATGCTGCCGAGAATAAGTCCCCAAGGACTAAGTTTAAGAACGACATTAAATGCTTTTTGTAAGGCAATAGACTTTGTCATCGTCTTATTGAGTACGGAGTGACGCAGAACGGAAAGCTCGAGCACGACATTCTCGACGGCAACAGCGGCTGCTTTAAGTTTACTGACAGCTACGACACGAAGCCCCCATAAATAAGACATTTTTTGCCCTGCGACATAGGCGAGATAAGTTGCTGTAAGAACGGCGACGCCTTTGCCGAGTGCAATCAAAGTATCGCGATGCTGTACAAGATATTTGATAACATTGATAATGGACAACTGAATTCTTCCGTAAAGATCGGAAAATTCTTCTTGCAACGGAAGAAGGGCATCGCCAAGAGACTTTTGCGCATTTTTTAAGGCGACAGTACGCTGCGCAGCACGATCAGCAGCCGAGATATATGTCTCGCCGGCGGCAGCCAGTTGGTTTTCAACGATAGAGGCGACACCTTTCATAAAATCACCCGTCTTTTTGGTTTTCTCTCCTATCTCGGCGGCCGAAAGACCGAGATTGTCGAGAATCAAGGGCGATTTCCGCCCAAGTCCGGTAACGATAGAATCGACCATATAGTCAAGAGATTGACCGGTCTGCTGAGCCTTGAGCTGCGCGAAAGCAAGATACTTGCCAAGGTCTTCGAGTGGAATACGAAAATCTTTCGCCTTGACAGCAGCTTTCATCAGCTCGATATCGGATACCGTTCCCTTAGTAGCTTTTCGCAAACTCTCGAGATACCCGGGACGATCTATCTTCTCAAAAGCATGAGTGATACCGTCGGCAGATTCTGCCAGTTCGACACTTTTGGAAACTGTGTCGGAAATATAACCGGAAATTTTATGAAGCCACGATCCGAAAAGCTCGCCGAGTTTTGTCATGACATTGCCGACCATAACGCTGAGTGAGGTGGCATTGATAAAAGTTTCTCTCAAACTTTTGGAATTGACTTTTAATTCTTCCATTCGGGAACCTACGCCTTGTAGTCGAGTTTCGAGCTCGGCATATTGTTTGGGATTGGCCGCCTTTGAAGTATTGTCGAGTTCAGTTCTCAGTTCCTTGGCGTACTTTTTGAGCTGATTCATAGTCAAGACCGAGACATCGAGAGAGGATCTAAGATCTTTCATTTTTTTCTCGTTCTCAGCAATTTCTTTGGTATAAGCCTTACATTCTTCCTTAAGTTTGATGTATTGTTCGGAGTTTTTCTTGCCGGCAGCTTCAAGTTCAATCATTGCCTGCCGACGTGCTTTCTCCTCCTTGCGTAAAGAGGCGGTTTCTTTTCCGAGTTTGTGTATCTCTTGTTGCGCTTTTGAAGTCTCGGCGCTGATGACATATTTTATTTCGTCTTCAGAGAGATGTTTGTTTGCCATAATCAATTAACCTTAAAGTGAGTTCGTACGTCCGTTTCAAAAATATCTCTAAGTTCTCTCCCAACCTGATTTCTTACTTCGTCCGTAAAGCCATAGGAAAGTTCGGGGAACACCTCATGATAAAGAACGCCCCAGACAACCCTATTATAGAGAGCAAGGTTGGCACGCCTATGCTTTGAGATTCGGTCGTTGCGTAACCTGTAAGCCATATCGAGAAAGCGGAGATAAGGAAGAATTCGGACAAAAAAACGCGCGTAAAACCTTGCTCGGAAGCGCTGAAAGTGTGGGAAGACAAAGATGCAATCAGACGTCCCGTTCGCAACTCATAATTGTCACGCACAACCTGCTCTTGGATGGAATAAATCTTGTTTATTCCGCGTTTAACTGTCTCGTGAATGAATTTGTTACGAATAAGGTTGTCTGTTATCATATTTGCAAATTAATGATGCAAATATAATAAGAGAGGAGAAGTAATGAAAGGACAGGGCGAAAACGCCTTTAGGCGAGAGAAAGGAAATATATAAGAATGAGAGAAGCAAAAAGTATATGGCTCGCAAAAGCTACACGAAAGGCTTGCGAACGATTATTGGGAGCAAAGAGGTAGGCCCATGCGATACAACCCAAAAATGGAACCGCAATGCTTACGACAAAATAAAGCAGAAAACCTGTACATCCCGTACCGGAAACCATACGTGGGGAGAGGAGTAACAGAAATACGGCATATACAAGATAAAAAAGTAGCATAATTATTTTTTATTTAAATCGTTACAAATATAAAATTTACGAATGACATTTACAAATTATTTCAAGAGTATTTTATCTCTCAGTCTTTCTTTCGCAATGTCAATGTAAGATGGATTGAGCTCGAAGCCGATGAAATTACGATTATGTTCCAAGGCTACTTTCGCCGTCGTGCCGGAGCCCATGAAAGGATCGAGGACGATGCCGCCCTCGGGGCAGCCGGCAAGAATGCAGGGGGTGATGAGCTTCTCGGGAAAAGTCGCAAAATGTGCGCTACTGAACGGACGGACGCTCACCGTCCATACATCGCGCTTGTTTTTATAACCGGTGTAAGCGTAAGCGTTTTTGCCTTTGGTTCGGTAGAACTTTTCCGGCATAGCCGTGTATTTTTTGCCTCCATATCTTGCCGAAAGTATATTTTTACTGTCTTTCGGACCATAAACAGCCGGCTCCCGCATCGCCTCGTGGTCGAAATAATACGTTTTCGATTTCGATAGCAGAAATATATATTCATGGCTTCTCGTGCAGCGGTCCTTTACGGATTCGGGCATAGCATTCGTTTTGTTCCAGATGATATCCTGCCGGAGATAACACCCGAGAGGGCGAAGAGAAAAGGCCAGCATCCAAGGAATACCGATCAT